TCGATTTGCTTTCTGTACTCCATACCAAGGTGCTCAGCAACGTGAGCCGATAAAGCCCCCGCGATCATTTGAGCAACCTGCGGGTTCTGACCCACAATTTGCTGGATCTTCGGATCCTGCATCGCTGCCATATGCACCGTGATGTGGGCTTGGTGATCCTGATACAGGAAAGCTTTTACTGGCTTTTGACGCAGAAGATCCATGTTCTCCGTGACGGGATCACGGGGCTTCATGTCTTCTGGGATCGGAACGAGCTTTTGGTAATTTTTGATCCCCAAAACCTCTAGCATCTGTCGGTGAAGCTGGGGTAAATCGTAAAGTTGCGGTGCTCCCTGAGCCAGTTGAAGGGCTGCTTGGTACTGCACCACCTTCTGCGCCATAGTGGCGGCGTTGGGATCGCTGACCGGAATAACCTCCACCAGATCATAGTCAGAGCGCTTGGCTCGACGGTTCTCGTTCTCGGGATCGTAGTCATAGTCATCATCGGTGTAGTCACGGATGATGTCGCGCAAAAGCCGAAACTCCTGCTTCATCGCGAAATGAACCCGAGCCTGAATCGCACTCATCGACTTCAAAGTGCGCTCAAGAATCGCCAAAGTCGTACCCACGGGGGTCTGCGAGGACATATCAGCGATCTTGAGATCGCCCGCCCCGGCAAAACGTCGCCCTTCTTCGATGATCTTTTCAAATAACGCTGCCAGAACCTGAGAAGGCTCCTTATACGGCAGGGGCAAAATGTTGTCTCGGATCGTTCCACCGGGTACATCTACATCACGAAACTCTCCCGGACTGATGGGCGTATCGTCACCTTTCACCCTAAGCCCACGGGACTTAAAGCCGCCTTGGAGGTTTGATAAAGTGCCGGAATCCACAAGCTGACGAAGAAGCGAAGTGCCAGACTTGGCAAACGCCCCCACCAGATGGATTAGACCGAAGGCATAAAACCCAAAACCGGGGATATAGGGATAGTGAACGAAATGCTGGCGCTTCTGATAAGTCTCATCTTCTGGCCTCCAGTTACGCCGGATCGCCAGCACATTGTTCGTGCCTTTCTCGATAGTGACGATATAGGGTAACTTAATCCCAGTTTGCTCCCCATCGTCATCGGTATGCTCAAAGCCCGGTAGATCCAGATAAACCTGCATCTCCAAAAGTTTGAACCGATCATCCGAAGTCGCACGAAACCCCATCTTCTCAGCGATCTTCTTCTCAACCTCATCCATCACCGAGACAGGCTCACCTAGATCAATGTCTCGATAAAACCCGTCGTACTGAAGCCTACGAAGCTCATTTTCGTTTTTACGCATCACATGAGTGACACGATCAGCCGAAGCGATGTTTGAGGCCCCATACGGCACCACGACATCTTCAGCCGGTACATACATCGAGACCGGTCGACCTAAAGAGGGGTCAAAGTAGACTTTCTTAAATGAATTGCCCGCCAGACCCAAACCCCAAAGCGAACGCTCATGCTCGGGGCGATACTCTTGCATCACCTCAGTGAGGTGATAGTTCATGTCAAAGCGCACATTCTCTGCGGCTTGTTTTTTCTCAGGAGTTTCTTTACCAATGATCTTGGTCTTTACCGGCCCATCAGCCGGGAAAGTCTCCATCATGGTCTCGGCCTGAAACTTGACCACAGCCTCTGCCAGCAGGGGGTGCTGCACTCCGCAAGCACCGGGCCAAGGCTCCATCCGATCCTCGATCTTCATCCCCAAAAGCTCTAGCCCATCCACATAGGTCTGGATCCAGTCTTTACGGGCCGAGACATCAGAGTCAAAGTCCGAAATCAACTCATTTGCGATTTTCTGAAGCTCTGTATCATCCAGATACTCGGCAAGGTTCGCATCGAAATCGTCCGGTTCACCCGGCTCAATCTCAATTTCAAAGCCCGGACCACTGATATTGACTGACTCTGGATCTTCGATCTCGATCTCAATAGGCTCAACATCTTGGACTTCAGCAAGTCCAACCATCGGGACTTGACTATACAGGGCTTTATCGACATTCGTAGCCATGTCTGTTCCTAGTAGTAAACGGGTCGTTTACGATACTTATAGAGAAGATCTTGATCCGGCTCATCGGATGGTAGCCGAATAAACCCACCTTGTCTAAATCTCATAAGCGCAAGGGTCGTGGAGTCAACGAGGTCATCGTTAGCTCCGCTTGGGAAATCATTACACTCTTCGATGACTTCCTTAGCCCACCTACGGTCTGGTGCCCACACAATACCAGAAGAAAACAGATCTGACACTGCGTTTACGCGGCTAACTTTATCTTGACCTTTACTGGGGGTGAACTCCCCAACCGGTAGGCCCATACGGCGAAGCTCTTGGTATAGAGCAGCGCCATTTGACTTCTTTTCAACGATAAACGAATCAGGCTCCCACTCGCGGTACTCTCTTAAGACAAGTTCTTTGAGTTCTGGGAACTCCATTCGTTTCTTTATGGAATTGAGCAAAATGATGTTGTAGTTATTCGTTTCTTCGTTGAAAAATACGCCCCACGTAGTCAAAGCGTTATAGTCCGCACGATTATTTGCTTCTTGAGCCGCATCTAGGCTCATGATCGTGAATTCACACGGGGGTGGGTTTTCTTTAGGCCAGATCTTCCACCAATCACGCTTAATTAGAGCACCAGCCTCTGCGGTAGGCTCTTGTAGATACTGGGCGTTCCAATAACGGATATCCAGAGCCGCTTTTTTAGCCAAAAGTTCTTCAATCGGCCAAAACTCAGGCCAAAGAGGCTCTCCGTCATCCTTAATAGCGGGAAACTGAACCACTTCCCACGGGTCAACCCCTTCTTCACGATCCATTTGCGTCACAATCTGACCGGTCAAATCCAATTTTGACCACCGAGTCATGACCACAATGATCGCCCCACCGGGCATCAGACGCTGGATTGGACCAGACTGAAACCACTCCCAAGCAGGTAAAAATACCTCGGGTCGGCCTGTTTTAGCCTCTTGTTCGGAGTGTGGATCGTCAATAATGAATAAATCAGCACCTCGACCGGCTAGAGCACCCCCGACACCAATCGCAAAATACTCGCCATTGAAGTTTGTACCCCAGCGAGAGGCTGATTTTGAGTCGGCTTGTAGCTCAATTTGAGGAAAAATCTTCCTGTAATCGTCTGATCCGACCAGATTTCGCACCCGACGGCCAAAATTAACCGCCAAATCAGCGGTATGGGAGGCCATAATGATCTTTTTATTGGGAAATTTACCCAAAAACCACGCTGGAGCGAGATAAGAGATTAATTCTGATTTACCGTGTCGAGGTGCAATATTAACAATCACCCGTTTTTTCTCGCCACGGGCAATTGCTTCAAAGATTTTAATGAGTTTTAGGTGATGCGGGCCGACTTTATACCCCGGATAGACGTACTTGATAAAATCCAAGAACGAATCGCGGCCTAAATTCTGATTAATCTGTGAATTGTAGTTGCGTAAAAGCTCCAGAGTGCGTCTTTTCTCTTTATCGGGCATTAACGGGAGCATCTCCCGTATCTTGAAGAGCTGTTCTTGGCTCAGATTCACTCTTCTTTGTCCTCTTCATCGTCATCTTGGTCTACCACCTCACGGGCTTCGACATCAATATAACGGCTTTCGATATTTTCCAAGGTAGCGAGCAGTTCTTTTTCCACTTCTTCGATGGGCATGACCTTAACGGTCATCTCACTGCGCTTTTTGAAGGCATCAACGCCATCAATCTCACCTAGTTTTGATAGTGCAGAGATTCTCGCCTTGGGGTCTTTGGCGGTTTCAACTTCCTGCACGAGTTTATTCACCACATATAGCTTCAGATCAGCCAGATCATCCACTATAGCGGTATTCATCTGTGCAACAAGCCCCGCCAAATACGCAAGAGTCTCGTTGGGGTACTTGGAAAAAGTAGGTCTATAGCGGGGGTTTTCCATCATCTCTCGGGCCAAATCTTCAGCCTGAGTGCGATTTTCTTCGTCAACGGAAATCTCCTGTCCGGTCATATCTGCCATGAGCTTTACCACATTAGCCCGCACCTGCAACTCTTCGGTGGGACTTAACTCGGGCATCGCCTCTGTGGCGTTTGCGGGCAGGGGGATACTTTCTTCGATTGGGGGGATGATCGCGTCCATCATCGGAGTATAACTCGCAGACTGAAAATGTAAATAGTATATGGACTTTAGGGGAGGTTGGGACTCCTATAGGGGGGTGTTTCTATAAATGAAGGTGGGGGGTGGG